CATACTCTGCTGGTAATGGTATTAATTTTAGCGGTACTCAAATCAATGCTGATATAAATTATCTATCATATAGTGGTAGTAATAACTTTATAATTTGGGGTACGCAGAACAGTCAAGGAGCAACTATACCAACAGGATCTCAAATTGCTTATGCAGATCCAGGTGGTACACAAATAGTTAATAGAGGACTTGTAAGTGATTTACCTTTTTCAAATAATTCTGGAACTGTTACAGGATCTGGAGTAGACACACAAATAACAACATGGGATTCAGCAACATCAGTTACTGGAGCAGCTACTTACACAATAGATTCTTCTAACAATGTTAGTCAAGCCGCGGATACAGATGTTAAAAATACAATTGGTAGAGCAGTTGTTGATGGTGGAACTATTAATTCAGACTTTGCTATATTTACACATATAGATCGTGTAGGATCATTGGATTATGCATTTATGGCTTCTCCAAATGGATCGACCTTTATCAATGCAAGTGGAGGTGCTCAAACTGTTCAAATATTAGATGATAATGCATCAGTTGCAAGTTTTAGCAATGATTTAATTCAATTAAGCGCAACAAATGTTCAACTATCACAATATGGTTCAGGTACTAAAACAGGTACTGCAACTTATAATTTATCGGTTAATGCTTCAGGTGATATAATAGAAGAAGTGGCAGGAGGGGGACTTCCTGATGGAACATTTATTGGAAACGCTTTAGTTTCAGAGCCAATACCTCCAACAGCAGCTTTTAATTCTCCTTGGCCCGAAAGAGGATGTGGTAATACACCAGGGCAAACCTATAATACGCAATACTATGGACCAGGTGGATCTGGAAGTGGACTGATGGTAGAGTGTGTCACTACATCAGGAGCGCCAGACAATGAAATAGTAACTTTTATTATAACTAGCGGTGGAAACAACCTATATCAAAGTGGTGAAGAATTAGAGTTACTTGGTAGTAATAATGGCTGTCCAAGTACTGCAATAATTCGAATCAGTGCAGCAGGCATACCAACAGGTACTAGTCCTGTGACATTGTTTGTAGCAGAAAGAGCAAACACGGGTCAAATGGTATTTGATTTATTTACAACATCTAGCACAATGGGTGGACCCAGCAGAAAATATGTAGTAGCTAATGTTTCAGGTGGTACACCAATTTCTAATAAATTAGTTGAGAACACCCTTGGTGCAGGTATTGACGATGTTGTAACTACTTTTGCCGCAGGTGATGAACCTTTCGTACCAAACGGTTTTAACCAATTAGTTGCGGGTTCAGATTATACTGCAGGAAATACTTTTACAACATCTCAAATTTTTACAGGAACCGATCAAACCTTACAAGTCGCTGGTACAGGTTATTCTCAGACAGTACCATATGCCTTCACGACAGAATACTACTTTGTTGAGCCTGTTATATCTATAACTGATATAGGCTCAGGTTATAGTGCAGGTCAAACATTTAATGTTGACTATAATCCAAGTAATTGTTGTGGTATGCAAATGGCGGGTGTAGTTGATAGCGTCACCTCTTTTCCGCTAGCTGCTGGTGGTGTTGCAACATACCATTTCACTAACCCGGGTCAAGACTATCAAGCTGGTGATACTTTAAAAATGACTGGAGGAGCTACGGATTGTGAATTCACACTAACTACTCCCGGTTCTGGAGCAGTTGGAACTGGTGATGGTAATTTAGCGGGTATTGTTGATACTGTCTCGCTATTCACAGGTAATACTTATCAAGTAACATCAGCTGGAAATCCAACAGGTATAGTTCCAAATTCTGTCGGATATAAAACAGGGGGAGCAGCATATATTTCACCAGTTGGTAGTAGTTCTGGATACACAGCAACAATTCAAGATGTTACTTTTATACCACAGCCCGTGACTTTAACTGCTGGCACGGCCGGATATTATGAGGTAGGTCCTTTTACAACAGCAGTTCAATCTGGTAGTGGTAGTGGAATAGCTGGTACTGTTGATTCGGTTAGTGCACAAAACTTCCCTATACAAGTAAACATCTCAACACCAGGAACTAGTTACACCCAATCACCTATGCCATTGAATGTTGTTGCTATAACTGGATCTGGTAATGGTGCTATGTGTGAGATCACCCAAGTTGGAGTAGGTGGTAGTGTTACAGGCGTGGATTTTGGTTTTGGTATGATAGTGACAGGTTATGCAGTTGGGGATATATTAGCAATTGATGGTGGTGGTGGTAATTTTTCCTGTCAGGTAACAATTACAGCACTAGCCGTACCTTATAAATCCATTGTGACTTATACAATCACTGATAATGGTGGTGGTAATCTTGCTGGACAAGATTATCCGTCAACAGGACAACCGATTTTAAATATAATACAAAGTGGACCTGGCGCACCATCTTCAAATTATGACACACTTACTCTACCAAATCCCAGCGCTTTTAACACGGTCCCAATGAATAATCAACAATGTGGTGGACTTACAGCAACCTCATTATTTGGTACTAATAATGGTGCTGGGTATCTAGCATTTGCCAATTATAATATAGTGCAAGATACCGCTGTAAACGGCTTAAGCATTGCTGGTGGTGGTGGAATTGTACAATTTCCTAGCCCATTAAACGATGGTGCAGGTGGTGCGTCTGTTGGACAGATTCTAACATATCATTTAACTAACAATGGCGCGGGTTATCAAAGGCAGATCAGTACTTTACAGGGATATTTCCCAACATCATTAAAAATTGTTGCAGGCGGTAATAGCTCTGCATACTTTGATCTTGACACTAATGATGATCCATTTAATAATGGTGGTATAGCAACAGGTACAGGTATGCTTGGTATAGTTGATACAGTTGATGGAAGTGGTGGTGTTTTAACCGCTTCAATAACAGACAATGGTGGTCAAACTCCTACAAATCTTCCCTACGCCTTTAATCAAACTACTAGTAAAGATAAATTAAGTATAGACCCAACTTTTATAGTGGGTACTTGTACGATTTACAACGAGGGTCAAGGGTTTTCTGTTGGTCAATCCATTACGGCAGATGCTCCAAACACTATGGTAATTACGGTAACCTCAGTAAACTCCTACCCTGGTATTACGGGTTTTGATATTACTACATGGGGAAATAATAATACAATTGGAGCCAGATTAGACTTTCAAGCTGGTGGAATGGGAATGAGGGCACAATTAGATATTGCTACTTTACCACCAACACCCCAAGGAACTGGTGGATCTTTTGTACTTACCAATGCCCTTAACGACGGAACTACATTATACCCTAGCACAACAAAAGTTAAGTGTATAGCTAATGGTGGTGGAGCAGGTCAAAATATAAGTTGGGAATTGAAAACTGGATATGATTCTGTAAACACAATAACAGTAACATAAACCACAATAATACATCACAAACACTTGGGTTTAGGACAGGACTCAAGTGTAAGTTTTTAAAAAAACAAGTGATAATACAAATATACCGACCCGGTTTAGGGTAACAACCAATTGTCAAATTAAAACCAAAACCAATGACACTATTTTACCAGACTAATTCGTGGACTAGTCAACCACAAATCTCAGATGAAACCTTAAACCTTTGGAAACATGTAGCCGAAAAGAAACACTGGCGAATTGTTCAATTACCAAACGGTTTCTACCAAACTGAATACCTAGATCCAAACAAAAAAGATTCTTGGATCGATGCAACGAGACGTGAAACAATTGAAGGAGCTGAACAAGCGATAGATTCTTCAATCGAGCATTACAAAAAAAAGTTAGCTCATCTTCACGGACCACAAGTCGTTAAAACCTTTAAGTAAGAATTCAATCAAATCAAATCAAATTAAATTATGTCAGACGCAATCGTCAAAAACCTAAGTTTTGGAGACAAAGCTAAGGATCAAGTATTTAAAGGTATAGAAACACTCACAAAAGCTGTTAGCTCCACGCTTGGAGCTAGCGGTAAATGTGTAATGATGGAAGATTCAAACGGGAGACCAGTCATAACTAAAGATGGTGTAACGGTTGCAGATTCTATAATCTTACAAGATCCTATAGAAAATATGGGTGCAACGCTTTTAAAAGAAGCGGCAAGAAAAACAGTGAGAGAAGCTGGAGATGGTACAACTACCGCTACAGTTTTAGCTCATGCTATTTTAGATAACACCTACGGAGGTGGATTAGTTTTTGATAGTAGAGAACTTAAAGAAGGTATAAACAGTGCGGTTGATAAAGTATTAGACTTTTTAAAAACACATAGTATACCAGTTAAAGATAACATGATCGACCAGATCGCCACTATATCAACTAACAATGATAAGGAGTTAGGTAAACTAATTGGTAATGCTTTTAGAGAAGTTGGCGAAACAGGTGTTGTAACGATGGAACCTTCAGAAGGAGGTATTACAGAGGTTGAAATTGTTGAAGGTGTAGAATATAGTAAAGGATATGCTCACCCTAACTTTGTAACTAACAAAGAAAAAAATACTGTAGAACTAGACAATGCTTTAGTTTTAATCATGGATTCAAAAATTGAATCGATTAGACAAGTGCAACCAGTTCTAGAACATGTAATAAAAAATAATAAGCCCTTACTTATAATAGGTGAAGTTGAAGCAGGTGTTCTATCCGCTTTAGTTATGAATAGAATGAAAGGAAATATAAAGATTAATGTTATAGATCCACCATCCTACGGGTTAAGAAGAAAAGAAATATTAAGTGATTTAGCTTTACTAACTAATTCTAAGATTATTGATGAAGATTTAGGTGATGATTTAAATGTTATAAAAGTTGATTACTTAGGATCATGTATTAAAACAACTTCCACAGCAGATCAAACTATAATTCAAGTTGATGAACCTTTAGAAGAAATAGAAGATATAATTAAAAAGATTAAAAAAGATCTCTTAAAGCAAAACAAAGCACATGTTGTTATTGGACTGGAATTAAGACTAGCTAGATTATCAGCTAAAGTTGCAGTTGTAAAAGTAGGTGCAAATTCAGATATTGAATTAAAAGAAAAAACAGATAGAGTAGAAGACGCTATCTGCGCTACTAAAGCCGCTATAAAAGAGGGTATAGTTCCTGGAGGTGGAATTGCATTACTTGATGCTTCGCAAAATATAAAATCAAGCAATAAGTATGAAGATGTTCTTCTAGACGCTATTCAAGCGCCTTTTAAGACCATTTTAAGTAATGCTGGTATTGATCCATCCAAATTAAAAAACAAACAGAAAATCGGAACAGGATTAGATGTGGTTACAGGAAATATGGTAAATATGGTTGATGCAGGAATTATTGATCCTTTATTAGTAACTAAAAGTGCATTAATAAATGCGGCTTCCGTAGCGACTACTATATTATCCACCGATTGTGTGATTAACAATTTAAGAGTTGAATCATGAGAGCATTAGGTAGAAATTTAATTATACAAAAAATAGAAGAAGGCACCACTAAAACAGAAGGTGGCTTACTACTTGCTGAACTACATAAAGATGACATTAGGTATATAAAAGCTAATGTTATAGATGTTGGTGAGGAAATAAAAGGCCTTAATAAAAAAGATATAATATTTTATGATCGTCACGCTGGTCACAAAATTGAAATACAAGAAGAAATTTATCACGTTATAAAAGCTCAAGACGTGGTTGTTGTTTTATGAAAAAGCTAGATGCAGGAGACCTAAAAGATCTCGCTCTGCTAAAACATTATCGTATAATACGTAAATGGGCTTCCAAAAACAATGACCTAAGAGAGGCAGATTTAGAATTATTAATATATTTAGATTGTATAGATTTATTTACAAAAAAAGATTTTGAATTAGGAGTTTATTCTTATAGTTGGGATAATAGAAGATGGAGTAGGTTAATAAAAGGGGATTGGATAAAAGTATGGAGAACCAGAAATAGAACCACTCAAAAATATAATATTTATAAAGTATCTTTTAAAGGTAAACAACTTATAAGTAGAATATACAGAATTATGTTAGGGGAAGAAGATCTTCCCACTAGCCCAAGAAGAAATTCAATAATAAAAAGAAAAACGTATATGGATAAAGTTTTAACTAAAGCTATATATGAAGTAAATAAAGATAATAATTAAACTAAAAATTATGCACGATATGAAATACGATCCATCAATGGAAAAATTAAAACCAGGTAGTAAAGTTGGTATAGTAGGCGAATCTCATGTATGGGATGGACCTCTAGATCAAGCTGGAAGACCTCATGGTATGGGCTCAAGCTCTGGAATAACAGGTATGGAAATACTAAAGGCACCAACCCCTTATAAACCACTTAACGCGGTTTTATGTGCTCAGGGTAACAAATATTAAAATATAAAAAATGGGATTATTTAGAACATCAGATGGAGTAATAGGGAGAGCTATGCCTCTAACGGCAGCTTTAGTTGGAGCTCCAAACGCTTTACCTGCTTGGGTTTTTGAAAACCAAACAGGAATATTAGGAACATATTTAAATAGTTCTGTATTATACGTAGGTGTAAGTGGTGATATATCAGTTATATTGCCAGGTACTAGTTTAAGTTCAGTAAGCACATTAAGTTTGTTATCTGGAGGAACTGGTTATACTAATGGTGCACAGACTAATTTAGCAACAACGTGCCCTAATAATTTAGCTTCAGGTTTAACTATAGACTCAACAGTAGCTGGTAACGCTATCGTTGATCCTACTATAGGTAATTCGGCTGGTAGTGGTTATAACGTAGGTGACATAGTTACTATAACAGGTGCAGGAGGTACAGACGCAACAATTACCATAACAGCTGTAAATGATGGTGTTCCTATTTCTGCTCAAGCAATAACTTTTAAAGGAGTTCCTGCAGGTACAATATTACCCGTAGCTGTAGATTACGTAACTGCATTAGCAACTGTAACAGCCACTGATATAATAGTAGGTAGATAATGAGTTACAATCAGCAAAGTAATCCATTTGGAGCTGCTCAATCAGCAACTGGTCAAGGATGTGCCGAAACTTCTCAGGGATGTATTAGAAAATCTTCTAACGGAAGCTTTTATATTTTAAATAATAAAAAAGGTGGAACCTGGAGAGATGGTTTTAAAACAAGAGACGAAGCTGTAAAACAATTAGCAGCAATACACGCTTAAAAAATATATCATGAAAAAAGGACATTACGGACGTTATAGTGGAAATGCTAGACACTCAAAACATATAACTAATTCATGGGAAGAAGAAGATGTAAAAAGAGGTAAAAAACAAATGGCAGAAGGCAACACGGGACATGCTGAAGCATTGTTTGATGATGCACATGGTAGTTATAACTATGGTGCTGCGCAGCGTGACGAACCTTTAAATGAATATACACCATCAGGCACAAAAGAGCAACTAGTTCTTCCGTCAAAAGAAAGTCTTAGAATGGGAGGATCTGGAGCATTTGGACTCGTAGGAGGTGTAAACTTGTTTTCTGCAGGTAAGCAAATATTAAAAAGTGGAATTGGAAGCACTAATTTAATTTCTGCGGGAAAACAATTTTTAAATAGTCCCCATGTCAACGCGGTAAAAGGAGCAGTTAATTCAATAAAAAATGTTTTAAAGAAAAAACGTACAACTTCCATAACAAACCCAATTCCTGGCAGCACTAAAGCTTACAACAAATTGCAATACCCAATGGGGAAAAATGCATTCAACAAACCCCCTGTAGTAGATCAATCTAGAAATCTGAAACAACAATGGCCGTCTAGCAAATTTAAAAGTGGAATTGGTGTGCGAGGACCACTTCCAACATTTCCAAAATAAAAACCAGTTGATTTTATGGGTCCTAATCCAGCGAATAAAATAGGAGCTGGAGGAAATAGTTATCCACGATAAAAATAAATAAATAAACAGAGTAAACTGAAAATCACATAAAAACAAACAACAAACAACAAACAACAAACAACAAAAAACAAAAATTATGGCAAAATTCATTAAATTTAGAATCGATAATGCTGAAGCATTAACGGGTGGAGCAGGACAAAGAGACGTATTATTAGACGTTTCAAAAATTGAAAGCATTTCAGATATTGGAGCGGCTACATCAGTAGTTATTACATTAAACGAATATGTAGGATTAGACAACGAAGCGGCTGCTGCTACTATTGGTGGTAGAATACTTACGTTAACTTTAGGAACAAACACAGCCTCTGCCCCAAATGGTGGTGGTGCTGCAATCGTTGCTCCAACTGTTCCTTCTGTATATCAAAACATGCCTTCACAAGCTGTAAACAAAGCATTAACTGCTAACCCAGGTGGAGTTTCTTCACAAGTTCAGTTAGCTTTAGATGGAGCTGGTATAAGAGGAACTGATAGTCAAATGTACTTTGTACAAGCTGCGTTTTCATCAGATAACACTTTATAGTAAGTATTAATGAAACCTCGAGGATTTGGCGATAGTATAGCGAAATTCACTGAAAAAACAGGAATTAAGACCGTTGTAGATAAAGTGTCTAACGGTCTTAACATTCCTTGTGGATGCGCTAAGCGTAAAGAATGGTTCAATAAAAAAATTCCTTATAAAACATAATATGGCTTTTAAAATGCAACCTCCATTTAGATTAGACCTTTTAACCACACCAATGTTTGAAAGAGATATGGAAGGTGATCAAGTTCACGCTAGAACACCTAAAAGTGGAGTTATTATTTTAAATGAAGATTCAAAAGATCCGTATGAAAAATTAAATACAGTGATTCATGAATTAGAACATGTTAGACAGTATAAAGATGGGGAATTAGATTATGGCCATAATGGCGCTGGAAAAGAAGTTGTACGGTGGAAGGGTAAAGAATATCCTTACTCTGATATGGCCTCTGGAAATCCAAATAAACCTTGGGAAATTAAACCTTATAAACTAGAAAAAAAACTAAATACTTAATATTAAAAAATTAAAAAATGAACAAAAATTTAAACAAAGGAGCATCTAAAAGAAAAGGTGCTGCTGAAGATTTGTCTGTACCTGCTGAAAAATTAACTTATATTCAAGATTCAGAAGGAACACCAAGAAAAAAAGGAGCTGCTCAAAGCGTGTGGTCCTCACTAGATGCAGCAGCAGAGAGAGATAAAGCTGCTAATGCCTGGAATAAGAAGGTACATGGAGGAAAAAAAGGATCTACAAATGTTCGTGGGAAAGAAATAGCAGGGTTTAATCTTATGCCTCCTCCAGGCGGAACCAAAGGTATTTCATCTTCTGGAAAACCATTACAGAAAGGTAAAACTACATCTTCCCCTGGAACTAATCAAGATCTTGCAAGCGTAATTTATGATGTTGACCAAGATGGAGATAATTTTTTACAAGATTATAATCAAGATGGTACTATGGTAGGTAGAGGAATTCAAAAAGTAGCGAAGTGGTTAGGAGCTAGCCAAAAAATGGGTTTCACTCAAAACTTTGGTGCAGCTAGACAAAATAGTTATGCGAAAGGTGCGGCTAAAGTAAGTTCAATAATGAATTTTGGTGCAGCTAAAGCAAAAGGTGCAGCTGAATATGGTGGAAAAAAAGGAGATGATTCAAAAAGCAAGAAAGATTACGAAAAATAGAAAATGAAAAAATCAAAAACAGGGTATTTAAAAAATAGTCCTGATGTTAACAATAAATCTAATTTAATTCCTAGTAATAAAATTACTATGAAAGGAGTTGAGCATAAAGTTTTAGGTGTTGACAACAGAGGTTATGCTACTATTATGTATCCTGGTTATGATTACATTTTCCCTAACGGATTTGAAGTTTTAGAAACAAAACTAGATGAGTAAAAAGAAATTTAAAGATACTAAAGTTGGACAGTTTTTAAGCAAGATTGCCCCTAGTATCCTTGGAACTGTAGGTGGTGTAATACCAAATGCTGGATTATTAGGTTTAGTAAAAAACTTAATAACAAAAGAACCTGATATTATAATATCTCCACAAGATAAAGAAACTGCTTTAATGTTATTAGAGCAAGATATGATAGAACTAAAAGAAGTATCAAAACGTTGGGAAAGCGATATGAAAAGTGATTCATGGCTTAGTAAAAACACACGCCCGTTGTCTTTGATATTTTTAACTATAATGACAATAGCTCTTATATGGGTTGATAGTCACCACTTAATATCTCTAACTGTAGAAGAAGAATGGATAAGTTTGTTAAAAACTTTAACAACAACTGTTTATGTAGCCTATTTTGGGTCACGAGGAGCGGAAAAATTCAAATCTATAAGTAATAATAACTAGTAAGTTAACTAATCAAATCAAATCAAATTAAATTAAATTAAATGAAACAAGTACTAAAAATAATAATATATCCATTTATTCCATTTTTATATATGATTTTATCATATATTTTAATGCAATACGATATCACTAATTCACTAGGTTATTACATGACAGGTGGTAATGCAGCTGTATTTACAGTATGGCTTGTGTATGGGGTATGGATAATATCAAAATTCACTTATAATAAATTAACAATTAAATCAAATTAAAATGGCAGAAAAAAACGCAAAGATTACCGATGAACAGTTAAAGTCAATAACTGAAAATCAAGGAGAAATAGATAAACTTATAACTACAATAGGGATTTTAGAATCTCAAAAACATGGGGCATTACACGAAATAGGTACACTAAATGAAGCTTTAAATAAAGATAAAGTTGAACTTGAAAAAGAATATGGACCTATTAATATAAATCTCAAAACTGGAGAATACACTATTATAGAACCTAAAGAAATAGAGGAAAAAGACAAGAAATAAAATGAGTAATGTTATAAGAAAAATCAGTATTGGATCTGATTATAAAAATGATGCTATGCATTACTCAGTTGGACAACCTGTTTATGGAGGACATGAAATAGCCTATATCATACATGATCAAGAAGATAGCTCTTATAATATTCACATAAAAAAAGACAATGAGATATTGCCGTGGAAGAAATTTAATTCTAACATGGCTATATCGATTGAATATGATTTAGAGTATTAATGCGGGGTTTATATGATTTCATAGTAGAACCAGTTGGTGACACTTATGAAAATGAAATAGAAATAGAGAACGTTAAGATAGTATTAAACACTAAGATTGAAAGTTTTAAATTTGTAAACAATGTAGCTAAAGTAATTAAAACTCCTTTAGCATTTAAAACCTCAATAAAAGTAGGGGATACTATTTTAATACACCATAACGTATTTAGAACTTTCTATGATATGAAAGGTGTTAAGAAAAAATCTAGGTCTTATTTTAAAGATAATCAGTATTTCTGTGCATTAGATCAAGTATACTTATATAAGTCAAATTCAAAGTGGACATCTATCAATGATAGATGTTTTATAAAACCTTTAAAAAGCGAAAGTAATTTTAAGGTTGATAAAGAACAAAGCCTTATTGGAATACTAAAAATAGGTAATAGCTCTTTAGAAGCGCTAGGAATACACGAGGGAGACACTGTTGGTTACACACCGTACGGTGAGTACGATTTCGTAGTTGACAAGAAGCGTTTGTATTGTATGAAATCAAATGATATTGTAATTAAATATGGAAATAAAGAAAACCAAACTGAGTATAATCCAAGCTGGGCAAATAGCAGTTGAGGAGCTTATCAAAGTTGCTAAAGAAGCTATCATAGATACTGGTGACGATATCACTGCTGATAGATTAAAAAATGCAGCAGCTACTAAAAAGTTAGCTATATTTGATGCTTTTGAAATATTACAAAGAATACAAGAAGAGGATGACATGCTTAACGAAAAACCTAAAGAAATAAAAGAAGAGAAAGCGTTTAGAGGTTTTGCAGAAGGAAGATCTAAATAATGTACAGTCAAACTTTACATAAAGTATTAAAAAACCATATTAAACTTAAAGTTTTAAATAGGAACAATAGGTATAAAAAATGGGAGTACGGTTACAACAAAGAATTTGATATAGTTGTAATTAGTAGAACTGGTGAAATAGGGGAGATATACGAGATACAAAATCTTAAAATAGCTTTACCTAAACAATCAGATAATGTGATTAAGTTTGAAAACAATAAATGGGCTCGAACTGATTTACCTAAACCTTTAAAGAAAATCAAAACAATATTTGATTGGGAGGAATATCCACTAGATTTTAAAGAATTATGGTATGATTACATTGATAAAGAGTTTGAATTTAGAGAAAAAGGATTTTGGTTTGTTAATAAAAATAACCCTACTTATATTACTGGCACTCACTACATGTACTTGCAGTGGTCCAAAATTGATGTTGGGAAGCCAGATTTTAGGGAGTCAAACAGATTATTCTTTATATTCTGGGAAGCTTGCAAAGCCGATACAAGATCATATGGTATTTGCTACCTCAAAAACAGACGGTCTGGTTTTTCATTCATGGCATCAGGCGAAACTGTTAACAGCGCCACTATCTCTACAGATTCACGATTTGGTATTTTATCAAAAACAGGTCCAGATGCTAAAACCATGTTTACCGATAAAGTTGTACCCATATCCGTTAACTATCCGTTTTTCTTTAAACCGATACAAGATGGTATGGATAGACCGAAGACGGAACTGGCTTATAGGGTTCCAGCCTCTAAATTTACAAGAAGAAAGCTAGAGACCAACGAAACACTTAGAGAATTAACAGGTCTTGATACAACTATCGACTGGAAAAACACTGGAGACAACTCTTATGATGGTGAAAAACTAAAATTATTAGTTCATGATGAATCTGGTAAATGGGAGAGACCAAGTAATATTTTAAATAACTGGAGGGTTACTAAAACAACCCTGCGACTAGGTAGTAAGATTATTGGTAAATGTATGATGGGTTCAACGAGCAATGCTCTTGACAAAGGTGGAGAAAATTTCAAGAAGCTTTATTATGACTCAGATGTTACCAAAAGAAACGCCAATGGACAGACTCGCTCAGGATTATATAGCTTGTTTATACCTATGGAATGGAATTACGAGGGATACATCGATTCTTATGGCATACCTGTCTTCGACACCCCAAAAAAACCGGTTGAAGATCCGCATGGTACAAAGATAAATATAGGTGTTATAGAATACTGGCAGAACGAAGTAGATGGCCTTAAGGGTGATCAAGATGGACTTAATGAGTTTTATAGACAGTTTCCACGTACAGAGGAACATGCTTTCAGAGATGAAGCTAAATCTTCTTTATTTAATCTAACTAAAATCTACGAACAAATAGATTGGAACGCAGACTTAAGAAGTAGTGGTATAATAACCAGAGGAAACTTTCAATGGTTTAATGGTATTAAAGATACTTCAGTGATATTTAGTCCAACTAATAATGGAAGATTCTATGTCTCATGGGTTCCAGCATCACATTTACAAAATAATGTTATTTCTAAAAATGGTAGAAAACATCCTGGGAATGAACATATGGGTGCTTTTGGATGTGACAGCTATGATATATCAGGAACAGTTGATGGTAGAGGTTCAAACGGATCTTTACACGGTTTAACTAAATTCTCAATGGATGACTGTCCAACTAATCATTTTTTCTTAGAATACATCGCAAGACCCTCTACTGCTGAAATCTTTTTTGAGGATGTTCTTATGGCATGTATTTTTTATGGAATGCCAATACTTGCGGAAAACAACAAACCAAGGCTTTTATATTATTTTAAAAGAAGAGGTTATAGAGGCTATTCGATGAATAGACCAGATAAAATTTATACAAAATTATCAGTGACTGAAAGAGAAATAGGTGGAATACCTAACTCTAGTGAAGATATAAAACAATCTCACGCCGCAGCAATAGAATCTTATATTCAAGATTATATAGGTTTAAGACCTGATACTAATTACGGGGATTTTTATTTTCAAAGAACTTTAGAAGATTGGGCCAAATTTAATATAAACAATAGAACTTCACATGATGCATCGATAAGTTCTGGGTTAGCAATAATGGCTTGTAATAAAAATAAATATAGACCTAATCCTATTATTGAAAGAAAGATTTATGATTTAGGAATCAAAAAATACAACAATAAAGGAGCAACCTCAAAAATAATTCAATAAATGAAGATATACACTAATTCTAATAGCGCCTTTCCTAGTCAGGTAGTACCGGCAGCGGAAAAAAATTCGTTGGAATATGGCTCTCAAGTAGCTTCTGCTATTGAAACAGAGTGGTTCAATCAAGGTAGAACAAGTGGGAATAGATATTTGACAAGTTTTAACAACTTTCATCATTTAAGACTTTATGCTAGAGGTGAACAACCTGTTCAAAAATATAAAGATGAATTATCTATTAATGGTGATTTATCTTATTTAAATTTAGACTGGAAACCAGTTCCTGTTATATCAAAATTTGTTGATATAGTAGTTAATGGTATTTCCCAAAAAGAATTTGAAATAAAAGCTTATTCTCAAGATCCTGAGTCTGTTAAAAAAAGAACAGAATATGCCACAGCAGTTGCTCAAGATATGTTTGCAGCTGAAGAAATAGCTAGAGCTAAAGCAGTTTTAGGTTTAGATTTACAAAGATCTAATATTTCTCCTTTAGATCTACCTAGAACTAAAGAAGAATTAGAACTACACATGCAACTTAGTTATAAGCAATCGGTAGAAATTGCTGAAGAAGAAGCTATAAGTACAACTTTAGCTAAAAACAAATGGGAACTTACCAAGCGTAGATTAAATTATGATTTAGTTACTTGCGGAATAGCTGCTACTAAAACAAATTTTAATAAATCAAATGGAATAACTATTGATTATGTAGATCCTGCTTATATGATTTATTCATATACAGAAGATCCTAATTTTGAGGATATATATTATGTAGGAGAAGTAAAATCCATTACTATTCCAGAATTAAAAAAACAATTTCCATATATAAGTAACGAAGAATTACAACGTATACAAGAAATGCCAGGAAATAGACAATACATTACTGGTTGGGGAAACTACGATGCTAATACAGTTCAAATATTATATTTTGAATATAAAACATATCATGATCAGGTTTTTAAACTAAAACAAACTGATAATGGTTTAGAGAAAATAATAGAAAAAACTGATGATTTTAATCCTCCCCCTTCTGACACTTACAATAAAGTTTCAAGAAGTATAGAGGTTTTATACAGTGGTGTAAAAGTTTTAGGAACTAATACTATGTTACAGTGGGAGTTGTCAGAAAATATGACAAGACCTATGGCTGATACTACTAAGGTAGAAATGAATTACGCTATCTGTGCACCTAGAATGTATAAAGGTAGAATAGAATCTTTAGTAAGTAAAATAACTGGTTTTGCAGATATGATACAGTTAACGCATTTAAAAATGCAACAAGTGTTAGCTAGATTAGTGCCTGATGGAGTGTTTTTAGATATGGATGGTTTAGCTGAAGTTGACCTAGGTAATGGTACAAATTATAACCCAGCAGAAGCATTGAATATGTATTTCCAAACTGGTAGTGTTGTTGGTAGATCATTAACTCAAGATGGTGAAATGAATAGAGGTAAAGTTCCTATACAAGAACTTTCATCTTCTTCTGGTGGAGCCAAATTGCAAAGTTTAATACAAACTTATCAATACTATTTACAAATGATAAGAGACGTGACCGGGCTTAATGAAGCAAGGGATGGTAGTTTACCTGATAAAGACGCTTTAGTCGGTTTAGCTAAAATGGCGGCCAATCAATCTAATATAGCTACTAAACACATTAATCAAGCAAGTTTATATTTATCTTTAAGAATATGTGAAAATATATCTTTAAAACTAGCTGATGTTCTTAGTTTTCCTTTAACACGTAATTCTTTAATAGAAAGTATATCTTTATATAATGCCCAAACATTGCAAGAAGTAGGAAACTTAAACTTACATGACTTTGGAATATTTCTAGAATTAGAACCAGATGAAGAAGAAAAAGCAGCATTAGAACAAAATATTCAAATAGCTTTACAATCTGGTGGTATAGATTTAGAAGATGCTATAGATATAAGGCAAATAAAAAATCTAAAACTAGCAAATCAATTACTAAAGTTAAAACGTAAAAAGAAATTAGAAAGAGATCAAGCAAATCAACAACAGATGGTACAAGCTCAAGCTCAAGCTCAAGCTGAAACTGCTGAAAAAACAGCTATGGCTGAGGTTCAAAAGCAACAAGCTTTAACTGAACAAAAGGTTAATGTTGAGCAAGCTAAATCTCAATTTGAAATACAAAGAATGCAAACTGAATTGCAAATTAAATCTCAATTATTATCTCAAGAGTTTGAATATAACAAGCAGTTAGCTCAAATAAAAATAGGAACTGAAGGTTCTAAGGAAACAAAAATAGAAGATCGTAAAGATAAGAGAGTTAAATTACAAGGAACTCAGCAAAGTCAGTTGATTAATCAACGACAAAATGATTCACCACCAGTTGATTTTGAAAGCAGTGGTAGTGGAGCGGGGGCATTTGATCTAGATGGATTTATGTCTTAATAAAAAATAACAATTATATAATATTTTATCATGTCAAAAGAAACACAAACAAATGAACCTGTTAAACAGGAAGGTGACTTTAAATTAAAGTCAAAAAAAAGAGTACCTAAAAATTTAGGAAGTCTTAGTGGAAATGATCCAATAAAAGTGGATTTAACTAAACCAGAAGCTACAGGAGAAATTGTTCCTGAAGTTATTAAAGTAACCATACCTAAAGAACAAAGCGATGCCATTCAAATCGGAGAAACAAAAGAGATACCTGTGGGCGAATCTTCCGAAGATAGCGGCAGCGTGGGAACTGGAGGAGAAAAACAATTACAAGAGCCCAGCGCGGTTATTGAAGAAATTTCCCCCATCCAAGAAATAACTGAAGAAGAAAAAACAGAGGTTAAAGAAATTAAACAAGAAGTTGCAGAAGCTAAAAGAGATGAGCAAGTTCTTGGAAAACCTTTACCTGAAAATATTGAAAAACTAGTTTCATTTATGGAAGAAACTGGTGGAAGTGTAGAAGATTACGTAGCACTTAATAAAGATTACTCTAAACTCAACAGTGGGCAACTACTAAAAGAGTACTATATAAAAACAAAACCGCATTTAGATTTAGAAGAAATCGCTTTCCTTATGGAAGACAATTTTGACTTTGACGAAGATGTAGACGAAGCAAGGGACATTCGTAAAAAGAAACTTGCTTACAAAGAAGAGGTTGCAAAAGCTACACAGCATCTAGAAGGTTCAAAAAGTAAATATTACGACGAGATCAAGTTGAGACCGGGCGTTACTAAAGAACAGCAAGAAGCTATGAGTTTTTACGACAACTATAAGGCGCAGCAAGAAACTGTACAACAATTACATGGAGATTTTAGAGATAACACTAAAAAGCTTTTTTCTCAAGAATTCAAAGGTTTTGATTTCAACGTGGGGGAAAAGAAATTTAGATATGGTATAAAAGATCCGGTTAAAGTTGGTGAAACACAAGCAGATGTACAAAACTTTGTCAATAAATATTCAAATGACAAAGGTGAAATTGTAGATCCAGCAGGGTATCACAAAGCAATGTATGCTGCCATGAATGCTGATAAAATTGCTCATCACTTTTATGAACAAGGAAAAGCAGATGGCGTTAAAAACGTTATCGAAAGTTCTAAGAATCCTTCGACAGACAAACCTAGGCAAGTTGCCGATGGAAATGTTTTCATAAACGGATTAAAAGTAAAATCGATTAGTGGATTAGATTCAACAAAATTACGAATAAAAACTAAAAAATTTAACTAATAAATTAAAAATTAAAAATTATGGCTTTAAGTCCACAGTTTGGTACAATAGTACCTTCTCAACAACAGCAACTCCTTGCCGCAAACTATTTAACGTTTGATGGCACCACAGGAGGCGCTGATAACAACTTTGCTCAACAATACCTACCGGAATTGTATGAACAAGAAGTAGAAAGATATGGTAACAGAACGTTATCAGGCTTTTTACGCATGGTCGGTGCAGAGATGCCGATGACATCTGATCAAGTAATTTGGTCTGAACAAAATAGATTACATATTGCATACACTAATTGCTCATTAGCTGGTGGTGCTGTAGCTGGAACTTCTGTAATAACGATTCCTGTTGCCGCAACTATTTTAAACGTAATTTCTCCAGGTTCAACTATCGTTGTAATGGATGCGTTTGGTAATGAAGCAAAATGTTTTGTAAATTCTTCAAATACAACTACAGGAGTTTTAGCTGTAGAACCTTATGGTTTTACCACTTTAGCTCTTGCTGGTATTGCTGACGTTGGCGTAGGTGTAGGCGCTGGGTTAAAAATATTTGTATACGGTTCTGATTTTCAAAAAGGAACGTCAACTGCTAACGCAGGGGCTGGTGCTAACCTATATAACCCGGTAAACAACCCTATGGTTAC